TTGAGTAAACAGCTGTGTTAAATGCTATTATATCTGTTTCAAAATTTATAAATTCAACTTCTAATATACCCTGTGCCCCTTGATATTCAACGTTTATCAATCCGGTTTCATTATTATAATTTGAACATGTTAATTCGAATTGAGTTAGTGTTGCATCTATTAATATTAATTTACTAGTTTCAGCATTTAACTCTACCAAAGTGCTTGATATTTGTTCGGATAATATTTGCCCTTCACCATTATCAACATAAGTAATATCTCTATCAGTATCAATTAATGTTACTGAATTTGGTTTTACTTTTTCTCCGAATTGTTGTTGTGGTATTGCCAAAACAACTGCTTCATTATCTAATTGTCTTGTTTCTAAATAAGGATTTTCTGCTCTATTTTTTGCAATATAACCATATGTAATCATTGGGTTATATGGCTCATTATAGTATAATCTATTTATTGATGCCCACAATGATGAACTAATATCATTTGTAGAACCACTAATAGCTACAAGCCTTTTGTGACCAGATAAATTACTACCTGTTGCAAATGCCTCTGTTAGTTCAAATTCTTTATAGACTTTAAACGGTCTAATTCTAATATCACTCTGTGGTATACGTTTAATCATATAGAATAAATATAGTTTAAATAAAAAACCCAACCTTACGGGGTTGGGTTTATTTTGTTTGATTTTTGTCCTACGATACTCTCAAACAATATTTTAGAAATCTAATTTTACTTTAATCAATGCTTCTGAATCAAATGTTTTTCTAATTGGTTGTGAAGTTTTAGCTACTGCTAATAATTCATTAGAATCATTATATAATCCGATTGATGTAATATAAACTTTAGGGTCTGTTTCGAATGTTGTTTGTGCAAATGAACCCGTTGTATCAGAGAACGTTGGGTTATTTGAGAAGTTAAATTCTCTATTTTGTACTCTTACAAAGTAGTGAGAAGTAGAAACGTTTTCAGTTCTTCTCGCTTGAAAATCAGCACCACCACTAATTGCGTTAAACAATTTAATATGGTTATAAGATGAAACTGAATCACTAATATGTGTTGGTTTGATTGCTCCACCTAAAGATGCACTTAATGCAGTTGGGTTTAATATAACAACACCTAAATCAGGATAGAATAAACCAAATCCTTGTCCATTAGATGCCGTAGTGTATGCAGTTGTTGAACCAGCACCAGTACCTAAATTTATACTACCACTTATTATATTAAATACTCTTTGACCATTTTGTGTATCAGCATCTGCTTGCCCACTATCATCAATCAAATACATTGCACTATTCCATGAACCAGATAATTTTAATTGTAAGTTACCCGCATCCATTTTTTCTCTATAATTTGAACGAGCTACGTTTATAACATAGAATTCATCCAAATCATGTGTTCCAGTTGAACCACTTAGGACAGTAAACATTGCATCAGCTTCACCTAATAATGCCAATCTATATTGTGAATATGTTACTTTTGTTTCTTGTTTAGATTGGTCATCTCCAACTAATGTAGGAGAACCACTACCAAATATGTTACCATATGCTACTGCGAATTCAACATCAGCAGAACCTGTATTTGTATCACCATATACATTTAAATAAAATTTAGATGATTCCGAGCCACTATGTCCCGCAATATCCGTATCTTTACCTAAAACGAATGTTGATAAACTACCACTACCATTACTCCAAAGACCAGTTGTAACAATCTCTGTTTTTGCTGTTACAATATCTGATGTATTGAATCTTTTATAGATTTGATTTGTTAAAGCAACAGTCTCACTTATTAATTGTTCACCTGTTGTTAAATATCTATTTACAATACCCGCTAAATCATTAGTATCTAACGCTCCATTTGAGTTTGTTTTTTGCTGCAAAAGAAACGCTGATAAATCAGTTATAAGTTGGGTACCCGTATTTTGTCCTAATTGTGCCATATATTTTTTTTATTAAACTTTTGATACTGTCACTGGAATCGTTACCGAACCACCTGTTTCATTACCATAGATAGTAATTGTTGTTCTTACTGTCGATGTTAAAGATGGATTTGGTATGAATGTGAATGTTAATCCTTTTGCTACTTCAGCTGTTGCTGTTGCGTTATCTCCTAAGAATGTAGAAACTGTCCCTACATTTCCGGTTACACCCTCTCCAATCAATGAACCTGCATTTTTATTAGAAAGAATTGCGGTGTATCCTGCATTTCTATTTCCTGCTGGTGATGTTGATGGGTTAATAGGGAAATTACCAGATGTTGTATTTGCCGTAATTGTTGTTACATTTAATGATACAACCGGAATTTTTGTACTTCCTTTTGGTAACGTTACTAATTTGTATTTTAAAACCTGAGTTTCATCAGGAGATGCTTCTAATACTGGGGTTGCTAATATTGCAGAATCATAATACGCAGACCCTAATGGATGTGCTGGTTCGTATAATGAATAATCAATCTCATCATCACCCAAAGCGAATTGAGTAATACCTAATGGTTGTCCTGCTGCTAATTTTTCTCTACCTTTTTTAGTAAGAATTGCATCTACTGTCAACGATGTGTTATCTAAATATGCCATATTGTGTATATATTTCTAAATTATAAATATAAGTATTTAAAATTATTTTATTCATTAATCAACTTCTAATATTGGTTCACCTGAAGGTCTACCTTGATTATTAACTCTTAATACAGATGGATTTGATATGAATATCTCAACTGCTGCTTTTCCATCAATAGTTGTATTTGAGTTTTGTTTTGAACCTTTATAATAACTATTCTTTAATCCAGTTGTTAAATCACCAACATTCTTATAATGCGTTGGTAAATATCCATTAATAGTTTTTACTTTTGTAACTATTTCTTTATTAAACTCACTACCAACTAATATTGCATTTGAACCAGTATCTTGCAATACCAATTCAGTTGTTGAACTTGATATAAATATAGGAGTTGCACCTCCGTACTTATAAGTAGTCTTTCCTTCGGAACCTGTATATTGTCCTGTAAAGGTTCTTTTTGATGTAGTCACCAAACTTCCTTTTAAAGTTTTATGCTTTTGTTTACCATTTTGCATATATTTGTAGTCAATATATCCATTTGTAAAGTAGTTACTGAATCCGTAATCTGTAAAATTATTTATTCCCACTATTTTTTGGTCATCCATTCCTATCGTACTAACTATTGATGGTATTCTAAGTCCCGCATCTATTGTTGTTGCATAATATTCATTTGATGCATCTAATGGTCCATCTTTTTTAGTTTCCAATATAGTTCCATCTAAACTACTAATTGTTGCTTCTAATGTTTTATTGGTAGATAAATCAATACTTGCACTATTTCCTATATTAGTAGAACTAAATGATGGAGTTAATACATCTGCCGAAATATTTGTTTCTTTGTAAATATCCGCTTGTGATGTAATAGAATAATCATTTGTATAATCATATGATGCGGAATGATAATAATTACTTATTTCCGGTTTAGTATTTATATCAACTTTAGAACGTTCTAACATATGTGGTGCTATTAACAACCCAATGTTAGTAGATGTTCTCGCCGGCAACATTTCTTTTATATTCTCAAATAAAGATTTATCGTATGAACGAACTAATTTAATATAATCGTAAATGTTCCTTCTATTTAAATCTATTCTTTCGAACCAATAATTACGAATATTTTTAAGTGTTTTATATTCATATGAATTATCATCAGCAGGGTCACCTATGTAGTTATCAAAGGATATGCCACCAAATGATTGTGCTATATTTAAATCCAAATCTTTATTTGGAGAAAAGAATATACCTAATTTATTAGAATCAGCTACCGCTTGGTCATATTGTTTAGCAGTTGCTCTTTTTTTAGGAGATAAATCATTTATAAGTGTTTGTTCTTCAAATCTAACTTTATTATTAACAAATCTACTTGCACCTGAATTTGGAATTTCTATTACAACTTTTCTATTATATACATTATAATTGTATGGATATGTAGAATTTAATCCAATAGCTCCCGATACAAACGCATTTATCACACCATGTTTATTTGGTGCAATATTATTAACATATCTATTTGAATTTATTGATTGTGGTCTTTCAAAATCTAATCTTATTAATAGATTTTCGGTAGATGAATTATATTCATTACCATTAATCATCTCTGGTCCTATTACATGCGAATCAAATACCGATGATGATAATGGAGTGTTCCATAATCTAATTTCATCAATTTCCCCATTAAATCCACCAATTCTCAATGTATTACCCAATTCCCAACTAGCTGTATCAAATGTTACGTTAGCTGATGCACTTTGTATAATAAATTCGTTATCCGCTTGTTTTATTGTTAATGTAACATTACCATTATCGTTTTGTACCAATAAACTATGCCACTTTCCATCATATAGAGGATATTGAGATGATGTAATACTTGCACCACTTCCAGTAAATGTTAAACATCCATATTTTTCATATTGAGTAGATGTTGATGATACCGAACTACTATTGAATACTTTAACGACAAAATCATTTGCGGTTATTAATGTGTATTCATTATGGTCTTTTTCTTCTAATTTAAATCTAGTTTCGATTGCTCTTGTCGAACTATCCCAACTCATTGTTAATTGAGTTGATGATGATACTATTAAAGCAGCCGTTGTGTTTTCATATGTAAATTTAGTAGTTTCTGTTGAGTTATCATTTGGTCCTCCAAATTCTACTATTGATAATTGTGATTCAGGTACACCATAACAACTTAATAATGCCTTAACACCTCTACTAGTACCTTTGTGTTTTAATAAGTAAGGTAAGTTATTTGCAATTCTTCTCCAAACTCTTTTGGTTGCCTTTTCACCATTTAAGAATCCATTACCATCGGTTAATGATTGACCATTATCCAATTGTCTTGTTGGTGAATTACCATCGGCATCTACACCTAAAAAGTATTTCCACAAATCAGCAGAATTACTTAAATTTTTAGCATCCCAACCAAATTGTTTTAAATAAACATAAAGATAATCATCATGAATTCCATCTAAAGAATTTTCCGTAACATTACGGATTTCTGTCATATTTTTTACATATGAATGAATTATATCAAAATGTTGACCAATCATATCACAGAATAATAAGAATTCTTCATATTCTCCATTATTTTGTATATAATCTGGTAAATTATTTCTTAATGAATTTCTATTATCTTTATCATACAAAGAAGCAGATAATACTAAATTATCATACCAATTTGTTGATACTAATTCATATGCTGATATGTTTAGTTCCGAATCAAACGCATTGATAAATTTACCACTCGTAGAACCACTTTCCAATAAGTCGGATACTAAAAATGTTTCAAATCCATCAAAACCCGCTTTTAGGTTATTTTTTTTCTTTTCTACATTTTGTTTTTCTAATTGTATAGCTGTTGATGAACCCGTTAATAATGTTACACTATGTGAATAATATTCATATAATTCTTGCTTATATCTAAAGTTGATAACTCTTTCTTTTGCAGATGAGTATTTAACAAAATTATCAAATAAATAAACAGAACTACTTTTGTAATCAACATTTATATTTTGTGTACTTATATCATTTTTTGATAAATAAGTTTCAACTAATTGTTGTGATGTAGTTGAACCACTCAAAATTATTTCATCATAAGATGCATAATCTAAACTATTTGATTTAACAAAATCAACACTTGCATTAAAATTAGGACCTTTTAATTCAGGACACTTCAAACCTGCAAATCCACTAACCTTTACTTCCGATACTATTGGTAAAGACATTAATTTAGAAACCCATACCGGAGTATGT